AGGTTCTTGCAAATCAAACAGCAATGAACAATCCAGTAGTTCAAGCAGTACTTAAAGAAATGTCTTTAAGAAACTTTCAACCCCAACCCCAACCATTAGCGGGTACTTGGTACATCTCAGACAGGCACTAATTATGAATAAGCAACCAATGTACATAAAAGGCGATATTATGTTAATCGCCAAATACAACAAATTTGATGAATCTGTAGAAATCGGAGACTTAAACAACCCCTCTGATGGGTGGGTTACTTATGACCCTACACAGGGTGCGAGCAGTGAAGAGTTAACAGAAATCTGCGACTCTTTATATGACCGATGCCTATTAGCAGAATTAGGCATTAAAGGGTTCACACCAGCAGGTGAGCAACACTTAATAAAGTCTTAATATTTGGGGGGGTTTATTTCCCCCCTTTTATGGTACAATTATTGTATAAGTTAATTATTCCTCATGACTACTAAAACTCAAAGACTAATCAACCGCATCGAAGAAAAAGAGTCTTTCTACGACATTGCATACATCTGCGAAGATTTCGCTACATTCATTGATGAAATTTCTGAATGGGGTGTTGACCATATCGGAGGAGTTGACTTTGATGACCCCGAAGTTAACAGAGGTATGATGGATGCCTACTTTGCATCATTCGGTTGTACACCTGACGACCCGCACCCCTGTAGCAAGTACGCATTACCAGAGGTCTACGGGTAATGCCACACTTCATTGTAGAAAAAATAGAGTTCGACTTTACGGACTCTATGGGAACAATCACAGAGCAAGAGCAGGAATTTATTACGGACAACGCTCTGGGGTTATGGTGGGTTGAAGAAGAAACCGACTTGGTGGACTACATCACAGACAAAACGGGGTGGTGTATTAGTTCAATTAAATACTGCCCGAACCGACCACACCCGTTAACCGCATACAAATAACTTTATATTAATTTAATATTTTAATGGGGTTTCGTGGTTGACATATCCGTAACCCCCATGCTAATATAAGTATATAAATTATTTCCTAATTAATCATGTTTAACTTTACTACTTACGCTTTCGGAGACTACAACACATACGGAGAACTATTATTAACTGACTCCAACGTATGGGATTTTGAATTCCCACTAACTGCTGAAGAATTAGAAGATGCAGTGAATGAGCAAATCTCTGAAGCGGAAGCATACGAAGAAAATAAAATCAGAGACTACTACAGTTACTAGGGGGTACACCCCCACCCTATGGGTGCGTGATCGGCAGGTCGGGGGCGGGTTGCCCCCCTTATATAAAATCGCAAGGTACCATTAATCTATAAACGACCCAAATCGACCTCTAAATCTAAAACGCACTTAATTTACACAGAGGGTACAGAAAATTTTTCGTGTGTAAAAATGCCCACAGGGATCACTTGCAAAAAATACAAAGGTACTATATACTGGAAGAAGTGAATATCATGAATGAAACACGATTCTAAATCTCAAATCCAACCGATCACAACAGACCCAATTACAGGAGAGTATAAGTTAACAATACCTGAGTGGATGATTAACGAGTATGGTTGGTATGAGGGAATGAATCTTGAATGGTTTATTGATATCGATGGCATCCACATACTCGAAGAGGAAGAATGAAAACTTATCACATCTATTTGCAGGACAGGTGTTTATTTAAGAATTTGAATGAAGAAGAATTTGATATTGTATGGAATAAATTATATACATCATATTGGAAAGAGGAGATAACCTACTCAGTAATTTCGGAAACCCCTACCAAAGTCTTTGAAGAGAGTTCTTATTGACAATATAGATAATTTGAGTTAGAATGAAATTGTAATTACAACATATTATGGCGAAAGGATTTACAGTTAAAGCAAAGTCACCAAAGAAGAAGGCAGCAACAGTTCCAGAATTTGATTATGTCAAGGCAAAGGAGATGATAAAAGGTAAAACAGTTGTATTCTGTTTACCTGGTCGAGGAGTCTCATATACATTTCTCAAAAGTTTTGTATCATTATGTTTTGATTTGGTACAGTCTGGTGCAAGTATCCAAATCAGTCAGGACTATTCATCAATGGTTAATTTTGCCCGATGTAAATGTCTTGGAGCAAATGTTTTAAGAGGTGCAGATCAGCTACCTTGGGATGGAAAGTTAAAATATGACTATCAACTCTGGATTGATTCTGATATTGTATTCAACGTTGAGAAGTTTTATCAGATTCTATTGATGGATCAAGATATTGCAGCAGGTTGGTATTGTACAGAAGATGGAAAGACAACATCGGTTGCACATTGGTTAGAAGAAGAGGATTTCCGCACAAATGGCGGTGTAATGAATCATGAAACAATTGAAAGTATAAGTAAAAGAAAGAAACCATTCACAGTTGATTATACTGGTTTTGGTTGGTTATTAATCAAGCACGGAGTTTTTGAGCACAAAGGAATGCCTTATCCTTGGTTTGCTCCAAAGATGCAGGTGTTTGAGTCAGGTGAAGTGCAAGACATGTGTGGTGAAGATGTTTCATTCTGTCTTGATGCAAAAGAGGCAGGATTCGAGATCTGGTGTGATCCTCGTGTTCGTGTCGGACATGAGAAGACAAGAGTGATATGATGGCAGTTATTACGATACTTGTGATTATATTCATACTTGTTTTAATGCTACAGTATTATAATCCACATCACTAACATGGGACATGGTTTTACAGTTGTCTTCTGGACAGCACTTGGACTTTTCGCTCTTTACCAATGGGAAAACCGCAAGAAGAAAAAAAAGTAGATCGTTACAACATTCTACGCAAAGGCAAGGTCATTTTCTGGAATGTATCTGAGTCAGAACTCTTTGACATTATGGAGGATCTTGCAGTTGAGTGTTACTATAATAAGACACTCACATCACAAGACATTACTTATGAACCTTATATTGAGGAACCACTAAATGGCTAGAAAAACAGGAATTATGGGCACTGCTTATGATACAGAAGCAAGACCCAAAAAAACTCGTCAAGGTCGGGGAAAACACTCGAAATATTCAGCGACCTCTCGTAACTCGGCTCGTAAGAGATATCGAGGTCAGGGTAGATGAACGAGATTCAAAGAACAGCAAGTCGAATTCGGACTCGATATATTGCTCTTGCTGCTTTGATTACATCTGGAATTACTTTCAGTTCTGGATTAATCGTTTTTTTGTATATGAAGAGTCCAGCTTTTGAGAATCAATTGTTAGGGCAGGTCATGAAACATATGGATTGGATTATTGCTGACGAGTTTGAGAAACAAATCAAGCAATTAAAACCAAGACCTGTTCCTGATCCAAATGATCCGAATAAATGGTTTTGGGATTATGTTGAAGAAAGAAATAAAAGAATGATTGAAGAACAAACCAATTGGTATAAAGATTAATGTCAACCTTAATTACGAATCTACCCTCTTATGAGGTATGGGTAAGAAAAGAGTACTTGACCGACCATAAGAGTGGTCATGGTGAATTTGTGAAAGGAGTATGGGTATCTGCAAAGAGCATACCAGGTCGTGCTTTTTACTTTGAGACTTATCTACCCGAATATGCTGCAATGTTTGATAAGTTGCCAATATCCGCTTTTCTCTCGTCACCTGAGATACCCGATCCTGATATGACTCTTCATAATTTACAGTTTTGGAACTGTATGGACTATGGAGTCATTGCAGTACAGAAGCAATTTATCGGTTCAATGCACTATGAAGTGTATACAAGGGACTTTGGGAATCAAACAGGAACTTATATTTGCACTTTAGACAATTATCATGCTGATGTAGATGCTGTTGACTACTCAACAAGTGAACAACCTGCCGAACATAAGTCACATAATCTATTAGAACTTGATAATGGACAGTTTTGTCTCTATCCAAACAATAGAATGAGAATATATGACAACAGTATTACTCCAGAAACACCAAAAGTGCCTGATTTTAAGGTTTCAACAGTGTACTATCAGGTTGAAAACGGTCATGATCGTGATGGATTGGGTTCAGAAGAGAATTATTTTTGGAAAACAGCAAAAGAACGTAGTGAAATTGAAGAAAATACAGAAAGAAAACCATTTGATCCAGAAACTGAACCAGAATTAGGATGAAACACGTAAAAAATGCCCATATGGGCACTCATTTACTCGTTGAAGTGTATAATGTACCCTTTGATAAGTTAAATGATGCAAAAAAAATCGAGCAAGTGTGCGTTGATGCTTGTAAAATTGAAGGTGTACAGGTATTAAACGTTCACACACACCAATTTGACCCTTATGGAGTTACTTGCAATCTATCTTTAGGTGAAAGTCACCTTTCTTGCCATACTTGGCCAGAAAAAAATTGTGTTGCATTTGATATTTTTACTTGTGGATCGAAAAATCCACGTTGTGTTGCCTTTTGGGTGCTTCAATATTTTGATACTGATGATTATGTAATGAATGATTATGCAAGATAGGGTATAAATAAATCTAAAAGCATTAATAATGGCGATTTTACGCAAATCTAGAGCATTTAAGGACATCAGTTTATCTTTTTCACCTCATCCAGTGACAAAAGATCTTCCTGTGCTTGTAAATGAGAGAGCAATCTCAAGATCTGTGAGAAATCTCGTTGAAACAATACCAACAGAGAGGTTTTTTGAGTCAAATTTAGGTACAGATGTGCGTGATTCTCTCTTTGAGAACTTTTCACGATCAACTGTTATGATTATTGAAGATCAGATACGTGAAGTCGTGTCAAATTATGAACCAAGAGTCAATAATGTTGGAATAAAAGTCAATGCACAACCAGATTTAAATAATTTTGAGGTGAGAGTCTTTTTTGATATTGTTGGATTACCATTTCCAACTCAATCATTCTCCTTTTTATTAGAACCAACGAGATAATATGCCATATACACAGTTTACAAGTCTAGATTTCGATGAAATCAAGGTACAAATCAAAGATTTTCTTAGAGCGAACTCAAACTTCACTGATTTTGATTTTGAGGGTTCTAATTTTTCAGTTTTAATTGATACTTTAGCATATAACACTTATATAAACTCATTTAATGCTAATTTAGTTGCAAATGAATCATTTTTAGACTCCGCAACAATTCGTGAAAATGTAGTTTCACTTGCCAGAAATATTGGTTATGTACCACGCTCAAAAACCGCTGCAAGAGCGACAATCAACATATCCGATGTAAATCTAGGACCAACAACTGATGCCACTCCAAACTTCATAACCCTTCAATCTGGACTTATTTGTGTTGGTAGTTCTGAGAACACAACATATCGATTTTCTACATCAGATAATATCTCATCTTCTAGAGTCATAGACATAGGTGGTAATTCATTTGCACAATTTGATGATCCAATCACTGTTTATGAAGGAACATACTTAACAAGAGTGTATGTTGTAAATAACTCGGTAGACCAAAGGTTTATAATTGATAGTCCAAATATTGATAGCTCAACTTTAAGAGTATTTGTTTCAGGCACTGCTGATGCTGGTCTTGGAAGACAATATCGTATGGTAGATAATATATTAAACATTGATAAAAACTCAGAAATATTCCTTGCACAAGAAGTTCAAGACGAAAAATATGAAATTTTATTTGGTGATGGTTTGTTTGGTAGAAAATTAGAAAATAATGCAATAATTACTGCAAGATATATTGTTACTGATGGAGAGACTGGAAATGGTGCATCAAATTTTAGTTTTCAAGGAACATTTACTAAAAGTGATGGAACTCTATTTACTCCATCAGATAATATAACTGTTACCACTGTTACAACCGCTTCTAATGGTGCTGAAGTTGAAGATGTGTCGTCTATTAAGTATTTTGCTCCTAGACTCTACTCAGCACAATATAGAGCAGTTACACCAAGAGATTACGAAGCTATAATTCGTGATATTTTTCCTCAAACTGAGTCAGTTGCAGTCATAGGTGGAGAAGAATTAAATCCACCTGAATTTGGAAAAGTTAAAATTAGTATCAAACCTAAAAATGGTACTTATGTGTCAGATTTTGACAAAACACAAATTAAGAATAAATTGAAGAGTTACGCTGTAGCTGGTATAAATTCAGAAATTATTGATCTTAAGATACTATATGTAGAGTTGGATACAACTGTGTATTATAATCCATCACAGATTTCTTCAGATGCAAATTTAAAGACTAGAATAATAGATTCATTAAATCAATACGGAAACAATATTGAAATAAACAAATTTGGTGGAAGATTTAAGTATAGTAAATTAAGTACTTTAATTGACAGAGTTGATAATGGAATTACATCAAATATTACTAAAGTAATTATTAGAAGGGATCTAAAAGCATTATTAAATCAATTTGCACAATATGAGTTATGTTTTGGTAATCAATTTTTTATAAATCCTGCTGGATTTAATATAAAGAGCACTGGGTTTACCATTTCAGGATCATCACAAGTTTCATACTTAACAGATATCCCGAATAAAGATGCTGCTGGTAATTTAGATGGTAGTATGAAAGGAACAATTGGTGTAGTTTATAAAAATGAAAAGAATGAGCAAACCGTTTTAGTTAAAGAGGCAGGTATTGTTGATTATAAAAAAGGTGAAATAATACTTAATACTATTAATTTTTCATCTACAAACTCTCAAAATAATATTATTGAAATTCAAGCATTCCCTGAATCAAATGATGTTGTTGGACTAAAAGATTTATACCTTAATTTTGCTGTTTCTAAAAGCACAATAAATACGGTTAAGGACGTTATTGCTTCTGGAGAAGATGTATCAGGTATTATATTTACAAGAGATTATTATACCTCTAGCTACTCAAATGGAGATTTAGAGAGGAAATAATTTATGTCACAAATTGACAAAAGAATAAAAGTTAACACGATTATTGAAAATCAGTTACCAGAATTTATCACGGCTGATTTTCCTAACGCAACTGAATTTTTTAAACAATATTACTTATCACAAGAATTTCAAGGCGGTCCTGTTGATTTAATTTCTAATTTTGATCAATATTTAAAATCAGATAATTTAGTTCCAGAAGTAATTCATGGTGAGACAATTCTACCTGTACATTTTTTAAGTCCCTCTCAAGTAAAAGCATCTGATAAGACAATAGAAGTACTTAGTACGAAAGGATTTCCTGATGAATATGGATTAATTAAAATAGGTAATGAAATTATTACTTATGAGGGAAAAGATGCTACTAAAACTGAGGCTGTCACAACTAGTGGTGTTAATGTAGTAAGATTTACAACAACCATAGCTGGAATAAACACGACTAAAATTGCTGTAAATGACATTGTAACATTATCTTCAGTTCAGGATCCAGATGATACTATTTTAATTACAAATAATACAAGAGTTACTAATATCGGTTTCCAAAGTGTAGAAGTTGATAAAATTATCACTGCAACTCATCCACAAGAACCTGTTACAACCTTGAACCCAGTGGTGGGTCAATATACATTTACACATGAAAGATTTTTCTTTACTGAATGTGTTAGAGGTTTTAGTGGAGTCACAGGATATAATGTTGGAGTATCATCATCACTTCTTGAAGTTAATCGTGAAAAATTAATATTTGAAGATACAGATGCTACTGATCATGAATCAGGAGCGACAGTTACAAACTTATCAGTTTTATTTTTACAAGAATTTTTTAAAAAATTAAAAAAGACATTTTTACCAGGATTTGATAATAATGAATTTGCATCAAACTTAGACGTAGGAAATTTTGTCAAATTTTCTCGATCATTTTATCAATCTAAAGGTATTGAAGAATCAATACGAATATTATTTAAGGTATTATACGGTGTAGAATCTAAAGTTTTAGATTTAGAGGGTAATTTAGTAAAACCTTCAGATGCTGAGTTCATAAGAAGAGAGGTTATCATTACTGATCTAATTACACCTAATAGTAACCCTCAAAATTTAGTAGGACAAACAATATATAAATCAAATGATCTTAACACAAATGCATCAATATCTGAAGTTGAAATACTTCAAAGAGAAGGTAAAAGTTATTACAAAATATCTTTATTCATAGGTTTTAGTGATCGTGATTTAATAGAGGGTGTATTTACAATACCAGGTAAAACAAAAGTTTTAACTGATACTCCTGCAGGATCTTCTATTATATCAGTTGACTCTACAGTCGGATTTGGAACCACTGGTACTCTTATAAGTGGTCAAAATTTAATAAATTATACATCAAAATCAATAAATCAATTCTTTGGTTGCACTGGAATTAATATTGGTATTGGAACAGCTCATGATATTAGAGATAATGAAACAATATTTGGATATGAAAATGGTGATTTATCAAAAAGGGTTGATTTAAGAATCACTGGAGTATTATCAGAATTTGAATCTGTCAGTGACATAAATTTAGTAAATGAAGGAGAGTTGATATTTGTAAAAAATGTAGGTGAAAAAATACAGAATGATAATAGCTCATATAAGGAAAAATTTGCAAATTCTTGGAAATATAATACAAGTTCAAGATTTCAAGTCGATATTTCAGGATCAACTTTTACATTAAAAACTGATATTGACAAATCTAAACTGAAGACAGGTGATAGATTTCAAATTTTAAGAAGAAACGAACAAGTTGTTGAAAAAGTTGGTATAGTAAGTGAAATTACCCCAAGTCTTGGTCAGTTTACTGCATCGGGCGTAGCTGGGTTCGTTCAAGATCCAAATGAATCTTATGATATTCGTAGAGTAATTGAAACAGCATCAAGCACTGGTGTTGAAATAGAAACTGGAAACGATACATTAATATCTGATGTTTTAAATGTATATACAGATTCAGATATTGATGGATATGTAGCATCTAATTCACTACCCAGTTATAATATTACATCTAAAAAAGTTTCTGCTGCAACATCTTCTTTAAGTTTTGAGGGGTATAATTCTTTAACTGAAACATATAGTTTTATTGATTTTCCATTAGAAGTAGGTGAAAATTTACAATTTATTCAGGGTGATGCAGTAGTTTATAGTCCTGAAACGGAAGTTATATCTGGTTTGGAATCAGGAAGAACATATTATGTTGATCCTATAATTGTTCAGAATCAAAATATAACAAAACTTGCTCTATATGAATCATTAAGTCAAGTCGGTGGTGCAAGCACAGCACAAATTGGGATAGGAACTACTACATCTATAGATCACAATTTTATTTTACAGACACAAGGTAATAAAAAACTATATGTTGATAAAATTTTAAGAAGAATTCCTTTATCTCAAAATTTATTTGTATCTTCTAAACATGAAACACCAGTTAATGATATAGGTATATTAAGAGATGGTGTTCAGATAAGATCACCAATTTCCGATGATAATATTTACTACGGACCTCTTGAAAAGATTGATGTATTTAATACAGGTGATGGTTATGATGTATTAAACCCTCCCGTAATAGAAGTTGAAAATTTAACTGGAAATCCAGCTTTGGTTGAACCAGTAATAAAAGGAACTGTAAAAGAGATCCTTGTAGATCCTCAAAATTTTGATATTGAAGCAGTTGATAGTATTTCATTATCTGGAGGTAATGGATCAGGATGTAAATTACAACCAGTCGTGGGTAATAGATTTAGAACGATTGAATTTGATAGTAGAGATATATTTTTTGGAGGTGGTATAGACACTACTGAAGAAACTATTACATTTAAAAAAGAACATAATCTTGAAAACGGGCAACTAGTTTACTATAACAGCAACGGTAACGAACCAATTACCACTGGAAATGCATTTGATGGTTCACAAGCTATTACAGGTGCATTATCAGATGGTGATCCATATTTTGTTAGAGTAATTAATTCATCAACAGTTAGAATATTTAATACAGCATCTGACGCACTTTTTAGTGAAAATAATGCAGTCGGAGTTAATACTGTTGGATTAGCAACAGATACAGTATTCGGTGGTACTCATAAATTTAGAACTGAAAATGTCAATACTTTATTTTCAGTGAAGGTTATTAATCCTGGTGAAGGATACACTTATCGAAAATTAAGAGTTGATCCAACTGGTATATCAACATCATATGATACGATTAATTTTGTAAATCATGGATTTGAAAGTGGAGAAATAGTTAATTATTCATCTGATACTGTAATAGGGGGATTAAGCACATCCACATCATATATTATTAAAAAAATTGATGACGATTCCTTTAAACTAGCGAATGCTGGTGTTGGTGGAACATCAACCTTAGATTATGACCGAAATAAATTTGTTAATTTGACATCTGTTGGTGCAGGATATCATGTATTTAAGTATCCAGATATAACAATTGATATAAACGTTTCTTATGCTTCAACTGTCACTGGTAATATTAATTTAACACCAATTATTACAGGTGAAATTATCGACACATATCTTTATGATAAGGGAAGTGATTATGGATCAAAAATACTAAATCATCAAATTAAACCTAAAATTAATATTCTCAATGGATCAAGTGCTGCAGTAAAACCGATTGTGGTTGATGGGAGAATTGAAGAAGTAGTTGTCGTTAATAAAGGAAAAAATTATAATTCTTTACCTGATATAGAAATATCTGATAATTTCGGAACTGGTGCAATAGTTAGACCAGTTACTGAAAATGGTAAAATTATTGATACGATTGTAATAAATTCTGGTATAGGTTATAGTAGTTTTTCAACAACAGCAAGAGTAAAACCAAGAGGGTTGAATGCTAATTTAAATGGAAGAGTAAGATCATTAACTGTAAATGGTACAAGATTTGGTGATTTTAGTCTTACTCCAAGAGAAGATTTTTTAACTTTTGGTGTATTTGGATATTCTCAAAATATCGCAAATTCACTTGAAAATTCTTTTGATATCAAAGATAATGGTGAATTTGATAAAATAACAAAACATTCACCAATTATTGGATGGGCATATGATGGAAATCCAATATATGGACCTTTTGGTTACTCTGATCCAGATAATATAAATTCTGATCTCAAAATAATTGAATCCTCTTACATTTTAAATGATACTAACCTTGTTAATAGACCAAGTGGATTTGCACCAGGTTTCTTTATCGATGATTATTATTTTAATGAGTCTGGTGATTTAGATATTCATAATGGTAGATTTGGAAAAACTCCTGAATTTCCTAACGGAGTATACGCTTATTTTGCCACTGTAGAGTTAGGAGCTACCACAAACCAAATAGAATCAAAATATCCATATTTCATAGGTAAAAGTTTTAGATCTCCATTAATTGAAGATAATTTATCAATGAATCATGATTTTGATTTTAATAATTCTAATTTATTAAGAAATACATTTCCTCATAATGTAGATGAAAAATTTGGTGATAATGATTTTATTATTGAATCTAATGAGGCACTAAGGCAATCAACACAGGTGCTATCGGTTACTCAGGGGGGAATTGATAACCTTGTTATTTTAGATGGAGGAACAGGATATAGAATAGGGGATGTAACAAATTTTGACAGTCAAGAAACAAGTGGATCTGGTTTTAGTGCGGAAGTTAGTGAAATAGTTGGTGTTGATATTAGTAGATTAGATACTTCACTGGAACGTTTTGAGGATGCAATTTTTACATGGAAGAATAATAACGAAGTAATTGCGACATATCAACCATTCATGGAATTTGATAATCTAAATTCAGCATTAATATCAGGACTTAGCACTACAATTGTTAATTTGGCAGGATCTTTTAATATTGGAGTTAAAACTGATAGAGTCGGTTTATCACGGTCAATGACCGCATCTACAAGTTCTAATATTGTAGATATTGTTGTAACTAAAATTCCAAATACAATATCTGTTGGTGGATCAATAAGAGTTGGATCAGGAAATACAACAGATACTGAAGTTCTAAAAGTTTTGGAATTATTTAATGAACGAAGAACAATACGTGCTTTGAGAAATACTGGTATTGCTCATACACTTGGATCTCATATTGACTTTCTTAATACTTCAATTAATATACCAGTTAAAACTAAAAAATTTGATTCAAAGGTAAATGATATTGTATATTTTAATGGTAAACAGTCAGTTGGTGTAGGAACAACAGCTGGTGGTGGTATTAGTGTTGATTATTGGATAGGTAATGTCAAAGAAAATTTATCAATCCCAACAAGGACTATACATATTCCAAATCATCCTTTTAAAACTGGTCAAAAAGTATCATTAAATAAAAAAACTGGATCTGCTAAATTTGGAGTTTCTGATAATGGAGAGGTGCAAACTTTTCAAATACCACTAAGTGGTCAATCCATGGATCTTTACATTATTGATAAAGGTAAAAATTTTGTTGGATTGTTAACAACCAAAGTTGGTATCGGAAGTACAAGTGAAGGGTTATTTTTCCACTCCAATGGAACACAAACAGGAATTGGATCAGGATTGTATAATTTAAGTTCTAAATTTAATCAAATTACTGGAGATATAGACAAAGTAATAACTACAGTTGAAACAAATGTTGCTGCAGCAGACACTACAACTCACGGATTACAGAATGGTGATATAGTAAAAATGAATGTTGTACCAAACCTTGCAGTTGGTATTGGAACAACTACACCGATTGCAGTTAAATTCAATTCAGAATATCAAAAATTACTTTTGAATTCAATTACGTTTAATGCGTCTGATGTTGAAGCAAATCGTATTGATGTTGATAATCATGGATTAGTAACAGGTGATAAAGTATTTTATCAAGGATCTGCAACAGGTTTAAGTGTTGGATCATATTTTGTTAATAGAATTAATAATAGATATTTTCAATTAGCAGAAACTTCAAATGATTTATATACAACTCCACCAAAAATAGTATCAATAACTGCTAATACTGGTGGTGCAAATCAATCAGTATCTTTGATTAATCCTAAAATTACATCATATAAAAATTCTAAGTTAAGTTTTAATTTATCAGATTCATCATTATCTGGATATCAATTTAAAGTATTTTACGATAATAGTTTAACTAATGAATATCTTAGTTCTCAAGACACATCAAACTTCAATTTATCTTCTTTAGGAACTCCTGGTAATGTCGGTGCTGCCTTAACAGTTAATTTTTCATCATCAACACCACAAACTTTATATTATGGAGTAACGAAAGGTGGTTATATAAGCACATCAGATACTGATGTAATACGTGCTAATGAAATTGTTTTTGTAGATAGTGTATATTCAGGTGTATATAATATATCAGGAGTTACAACTAATAAATTTAATATATCACCTAAAGTACCAGAACTTACAACTTATTTAAGCACTGATTGTGAGAAATTAGAATACTCAACAAAATCCCCCAATGTTAAAGGAAAAATTAAAAACTTTAAGATATTATCATCAGGATTTAATTATAAAAAATTACCTAAATTCAAGTCAGTAATAAGTGTAGAGGGTACCAATGCAAACATTGTCCCAGAATCAAAAACAATAGGTAGAATTAACGATGTTAGAATTATAGACATTGGTTATGAATATTCTTCTGATAAAACATTAAGTCCAGAAGCTCAAGTTGCACCCGTTCTTGAAATTGATGACCTTGATACAGTAAAATCTGTTGACATTATCAGTGGTGGTATTGACTATATTAATGCACCTGATTTGCTTATTTTTAATCCAGTAACAAATACTATTGTTGACAACTCATCATTAGTTGCAATCGCCCCAAGTCAAACTGTATCAAGTGTTAAAGTATTAGCACCTGTATCAGGATTAGATTCTATAAATCATCAAATTATTGCAATTAATAATTCAAATGGTGTAGGCATCAATTCAATAATATCAAGTAATTCTGGAATGGTAACTTGTTTTCTTGAAACACCATTTAATGGTTTTGTTGATCCTCAACCCTTTGCAATAGGCGATGAAATATTTGTTGAGGGAATACAATTACTCGGTGATCTTGGAATAGGTAATACACAAGGGGGAATTTCCACAGTCACATCAACAGGAGATGGATTTAATTCAGAAAATTATAACTTTAAATTCTTTAAGGTTGAGGATTACATATCAGGTGTAGAAGCAATTCTTAAATTTAATTTATCAGGGTTGACAACTAATCCTGGTATTGCAAAAACTTTTCAATCAGGTTATGCCACCATAATTAATAAAAATAAATATCCCGACATAAGACCTGTACAAACTAGAGGTGAATTTGAGTTAAATGAACTATTATCAATAGGTAATAATTTAACTGATTTAAGGATTGTTGAAATAAGAGATGATTATATAAAAGTAGATGGTAAATTCAATCTTAAGATAAATGATCGAATTACAGGTAAAGTTAGCGGTATTACAGCAACTGTTAGCAAAATAAATGGAAATAGAGCTAAATTCAAAGTTGATTTTTCTAATAGGAAAGAGTATGGGTGGTTAGATGATATAGGAAAATTAAATACAGATTATCAAGTCATACCTGATAATGATTATTATCAAAATTTATCATACACAGTAAAGAGTACAGTCGAGTGGGAAAAATTTGTCAATCCATTGAATAGATTAATTCATCCTGCAGGATTAAAAAATTTTTCAGATACTTCTATTGAATCACAGGTAAAAGTAGGTGTTGGAACAACTGCAAAGACAAATGACACAATAACTCTTGATGTATTAAACATTCTTGAATTGAATGATTCACAAAGAGTGGATGCAATTAATAATTTTGACTATGCAAGAGATTTTGATTCTAGAACTAATAAATCTAAATTTTTAGAATTATCAACTAAAAAATTAGCAGATTTTACAAGGTGTAAATCAAATAGAGTGCTTATTCATGATGATATTAGTAATAATTTTTCTAATACAGGTAATAAAGCAAATGATACATTGATAGAGACTCTATCAGAAGATTATGGAAATTATTTAATACAAATTGTCGATCCCGATACATTTGATATTCAATTCTCAGAATTAGTTGTTTTAACAAACGAGTTAGATGCATTTTTACTTGAAAAATCAACTGATTTTACTACATTAAAATTAGGTGATTTCTCTACAGAAATTCTTGAAACTGGAGTGAAAAATTTAATATTTGATCCAACAGAGAAATTTACAAAAGATCATGATATAAAAATATTAAAGATTGACTTCAATACTGACTTAGTAGGTATAGGCACAGAATCAATCGGAAATATTGATTTAACAGGTGTTGTAAGCACCGCATCTACTGCAACTACGTCAACTATTGTAGAATTTCCTAAGACAGATTTTAATGGATTATATGCAAATATTTTTGTGCAAGATAATTCTACAAAAGAAATTAATTATAATGAAATAATTCTTGATTTTGATGGTGTCAAACCTACAATGTCTCAAGCATATTTTGACACTAAGAAAGGATTAAGTAATAGTGCAGTGGGTATTATCACAGCAAAATTTGAAAACAATCTTATTAAATTGCAATGTGAAAATAACAGTGCTAACAATTTAGATATTAGAGCAAATATTGTAGGATTAGGAACTACAACTACTGGAATTGGTACTTACAGATATTCAGTATTAGGTCAACCTCCTGGTGCTGAAAGAAGTGTAAGATTAGAGTCAGGTTTTATTACTGGAACTGGAAGTGCCATAACATACAATACAATTAGTAAAAATTTAGACAGCACTGTAAAATCGTTAGTAAGAGTTTCATGTGGAAACACTTCCGCAATTCATCAGTTAGTAACAATCAGAGATGATGATGATGTCCTTACTGTGCAATATCCATTTGTATCAGTAGGATCTACATCTGGTATTGGTACATTTGGTGGAGAGATATCTGGCAATGATATAAATTTAAGATTCTATCCAGATTCTGAATTTAATTCTTTAATCAAAATTCAATCTTTCAATCAAATTTTTTACACTGAAAATGATTTCAACAATACTCCTCCTAACTTAAATTATGGACCAGTTACACAACAATTATTTTTAACAGCTTATGATGGAAAAGATGGTAAAAGATCTGATAAAAAAATATTTAATTTAACTCATGAGGGTGTTCCAATATACACAAAAACTTTTGATCCTACAAACACAGGTATTTTAGATAAAACAACTGGTATATTCAATATCCCAGATCATTTCTTCAGTAATAAAGAGGAATTAGTTTACTCTCCAGAAACAACTTTTGTTGGAACATCAGCTACCGCTGTATCAATCGGATCTACGACGAATATGGCAGGTATTGTTACAACAATTCTTCCATCAACAGTATTTGCAAAAGTAATAAACAAAGATAGTTTCCAATTAGTTACAAGACCTGAGTATATTAATTCTGGCAATGTAGTTACTTTTACTGGAACTGGTTCAGGTAATTCCCATAAAATTTCTATGGCCAAGCAATTGACGAAAACAATGATTGGTTTAGATGGTGTTGTACAACAACCAATTACGTTCACAAGAATTACACATAGATTAGATGGAAATATCGGTATAGCTCAAACTCAATTTGTATTAAGTGGAATAAGTTCAATTCAACCATCAGATGTTTTGAAGATAGATGAAGAGTATATGACAATAACTGAAGTTGGACTCTCAAGTATATCAAATGGATTGATAAATGATGCAACTGACGTAGCACTTGGAATTGCAACTTTACCTACTGTAAGAGTTGAAAGAGGTCAATTAGGAATATCAGCTTCAACTCATGCCGATAATGCACTTGTTAAAGTTCACAGAGGAACATTTAATATTGTAGATAGTAAGGTAATTTTCACTGAACCTCCAAAAGGAAATACCAGATCAAGAAGAAATCTTAGTAATTTACCTTTTGTTAAAGCAGATTTTAGCGGTAGAACCTTTTTAAGAAGTAATTACACAACAAATATGTTGTTTGATGATATATCTGATTCATTCACAGGTATTGGAAAAACTTACTCTTTGACTGTTGGTGGAGCAAATACATCTTCAGGTATAGGAATTGGAAATGGAGTGGTATTCATAAACGGAGTTTTCCAAACACCTTTAACTACAAACAACGTTGGTAATAATTATGAAATTATTGCAGATACGACAGCAGGAATTTCAACCATACAATTTACAGGTATTACATCTGAAAATGGACAATTTATTATTTCAGAGGGTGATATCAATCAAAATCAAGTTCCAAGAGGAGGTTTAATTGTATCTCTCGGATCAACTGCTGGATTAGGTTATGCTCCATTACAAGGTGCAAAGGTAAAGGCATTTAAAAATGCTGCTGGTGGTTTAACAAGTATAGTGGGTATTGGAACATCTTCTGGATTTAATCTTGGTATTCAGACTGCAATTTACAGCAATACAACGGGAATCATAACAGTTACAACTAACGAAGTTCATGGTTTTGGATTAGAGAGACCAAATACAGTCAAATTGAAGAATTTAGAATTTAGTTGTGTTGGATATAGTGGAGTCACTACAACATTCTTCCAAGATCATGAACGACCATTATTTGTTGTTGGGATAGTCTCTGATAGAACATTTGAGGTGCAAGCAGGTCCTAGCACGATTGTTCATACCTATGTTGGTGGAGGTGTTGCTTACGAATTCTTTGAGGATCTAACATTTGGTTCGGGATATAGAGGTGGTTCAGTTGCAATAGGTGTTACAGATCAAGCGTACGTTCATAGATTTGTAAGTGCTGGTATTGGTTCAATAAGAAAAGGTAGTTTTGCAGGTCAACAGTTTACAGCAACTGACGCAGTATATACATCACATACAGGAGAACTTTTACTCACTATTCCTAATCATGGATTATCAACAAGCGATACTGTTGGTATTGTCAATGGTGGATTAGTATTCAAGTGCTCAAAAGATAATTTCTTCTCCAATCATCCATATCCAAGAGCAGTATCAAAAACGAGTTTCCCTAATTCAGATCCTGTTTCTGGAATACAAACAGCAATTATTTCAGTGACCACAGACACAATACTACTAAACGTTGGTGCTGGTGGTGGTGGTGGAACAGGTGCAGAAATTTCTGCAATAGTTGGTGCTGGTGGTACACTTGCATTTACAATTGATAATCCAGGTTCAGGATATGTAAATCCTGAAATAATCATTCCCGAACCAAACTATGACAATTTACCTATAATAGGTGTGTCAAGACGTGCAGAAGGTGCAACAACTGATACTGGTTCTAATTTATTATTAGATGTTGAAGTGAGTGCAGCAGCAACAACAGTTGGAATAGGATCTACATTATTTGAGATTAAAAAATTTAAGGTTGCAAGAGATGGACATTCATTTAAGGTAGGAGATAAATTTAAACCAATTGGTTTAGTAACTGCATCACATCTATCAAAACCAATAAATGAATTTGAGTTAGAAGTTATTGAAATATTTAATGATAAATTTTCTTCTTGGCAATTTGGTGAAATTGATTTTATTGATAGTATTAAAAATTTACAAGATGGATCAAGAACAAGATTCCCATTGTATTTTAACGGACAATTGCTTAGTTTCCAGAAAGATCCTAGTATTGTAGATTCTGATGAAATAGACTTAGATGCTGTTTTACTTATCTTTGTCAATGGTGTATTACAAAAACCAGGTGAATCATATTTCTTTAACGAGGGTGGAACAACCTTTATATTTAAAGAAGCTCCAACTGGAGAAACTTTTCCTGGTGCTAATGATAATGATAAAGTAGATATTTTCTTCTATAAAGGTGAAGAAGGTGTAGACGTAGATATTGTAGATATTCAGGAAAGTGTCAAAATTGGTGATGACCTTCGTGTAATGAAGTCACCATTGACAAACACTGTTGGTTTAACAACTACTCAAACAAATGAAAGAGTGATAAAGCAAATAGTAAATGCAAATACACTTGAAACTGACATCTATTCAGGAAAAGGGGTAGATGAAACAAATAAAAAACCAATAAGATGGACAAAACAAAAAACTGATATTAGAATAGGTAATGAAATTATAAGTAAAGCAAGAGGATCAATTGAACCACAAATATATCCAACTGCTAAAATTATTGGTAATGTTACATCTTCATCTGGAATTGGTCCAGATGGTGGAATATTTGTTGACAACGCAAATTCTTTCTTCTACGAGAAAGGTAATCATATTGAGGCAACAAGACATGTAGAATCTTTATCAGCAATTAAATATGATCTAACAATAAATCAAGTTGATGCACTTTTAACTTCTGGTACAATAAACGTGGGGGCATCAGCAACTGCTATCGTTTCTGCTGCTGGAACCATCTCAATTGATGTTACAAATGTAGGATCTGGATACTTATCAGCACCAAGTATTTCAATACGTCCACCAATTGGTTCTGGAACCACAACTGGTATTGGATCAACAGCATTTGCTACAACTACTATTACAAACGGTTCTGTCAGTGGTACATCACTTACCGCTGTTGGTTTTGGTTATGACCAATCAAATCCTCCAGAAGTTATTATAGAATTACCTTCATTCCAAACGGAAAAAATTACATCTATTAGTAATTTTCAAGGTTTTTCTGGAATCATTACAGGTATTGCACCAACTACTAATGGTGGACAGACTGCAATTAAGTTCTTCTTTAGGGCAGAAAAAGCAGGAACAAACACAAATGATTTGGAAGTTGGATATCCAATACTAATATCTGATACAAGAGTCGGAAATGGAGTTATATCTGTAGATACTCATAACTCATCTATTGTTGGTATAGGAACTACCTTCTTAGATAATATTTACATTGTACATGCTAGAAATACTCAAGGTAATGAAAATGGTGAAATTATTTGTAATGTAAAAAATGGTTCAGCATTAAGTGGTATAACCACCACTGGATTCTACAATGTGACAACTGTAGGATTGACTACATCATTGGGTCGATTAAGTTGGGGTAGATTATATAATGCTTCAAGAGATTCTTCACCTGTTTCAATAGGTGTTACTGGATTAACTGTCAATAGTGGATTGACAAGCTTCCCAACTATTCAACGTAAGCATTATACTACAAGTTCTCTGAAGGGTCTTAGATCATCAGGATCTATAAGAGTATTTGGACTTTGATTAAATAACCACTATAAATAAAAAGAAAAGTAAAATTTTAAGATGTCGGCTATTGTTACTGACCAATTTAGAATTCTGAACGCAAATAATTTTGTTGAATCAGTAGAAAATACAAATAATTCGTACTATGTTTACGTAGGTTTACCAAATCCTAAAGGTGCTGGTACTCTTGTGGGTTATGGTAGATCTGGAGATTGGGATACTGATACTCCCTCTCCAACTGATAGTTTTGCATATAGACTTCATTCTGGAGACACAATGATGTATGGAAAAAAAGTCTCGTCTGCAAATATTAGAAGAATAATACGAAGAATTGACTGGGTTGCAGGAACTAGATATGATATCTATAGAGATGATTACAGTCCTACTAATCAAAGTGCTGTAGAAAAGGCAAATCGTTTATATGATGCGAAATATTATGTCCTTAACTCAGACTTTAAAGTCTATATTTGTATTGATAATGGTTCCACAGGATCAAATCCAGCTGGAAACGTATCACAAGATGAACCAACATTTACAGATTTAGAACCATCAGCAGCAGGTAGTAGTGGTGATGGTTTTATATGGAAATATCTATTCACTGTTTCTCCTAGTGATATTGTTAAATTTGACTCAACAGAATTTATTACTGTCCCAAACAATTGGTCAACAAGCACCGATTCTCAAATAGTGGCAGTCAGAGAAAACGGAGATTCAAGCGTAAACGAAAATCAAATCAAACATGTTTACATAGAAAAATCTGGAGATGGTTATAATAATGGTTTGAGTCAAGAAGTTGATATAATAGGAGATGGCACTGGAGCAAAAGCAAGAGTTGATGTCGTAAACAGTAAAATTACAAATGTTACAGTAAGTGCTGGTGGTAAGGGTTATAGTTATGCATTAGTTGATTTAGCAACACTTCAACCAGCTGGTGGGGTTCCTAACGCAGCTAAGTTAGTGCCAATTATTCCACCTTCACTAGGTCATGGGCATGATCTTTATAAAGAGTTAGGTACAGATAGAGTTATCGTTTATGCTAGATTTGATGAATCTACAAAAGATTTCCCAATCGATACAAAATTTTCTCAGGTTGGTATTGTTAAGAATCCAACAAAAGTTGGAACCTCAGTAACTTATACTGATAGCACTTTTTCTGCATTACAGGCAGTTAAATTTACCGATGAAGTGACAGGAACTCCACAAGTTGGTGAAGAGATTGTACAAGTCCTAGCATTCTCACCCAATCAAGGTAGAGAAGCAACAGCTTTCGTAGCATCTTATGATGAAGACACTAAAGTATTAAAATATTTTAGAGATAGATCATTATCATTTAATTCGACTACTTACGACCATACTGATTATACTGGAATATCTACTCAAGGTAGAATTTATCAATTCGAGACTGGTTCAACAATAGTAAATTCTATAAAAGGAAAAACTTCAGCATTTAGTGGTAAAATATCAATTGATTTTTCAGGTATTACTACTAACCCATCAGGTAATAAATTAATAAATTTAGGAACTAACTTTGTTTCTGGTTTATCTGATTCTGAGATAAATAAAGGGTCAGGAGAAATAATTTACCTAGATAATAGACCCGTGATTGTTAGAAACTCTCGTCAAAAAGAAGACATAAAAATTATTCTGGAATTTTAAGCAATGCCACAGAAGACTAATCTAAATATATCACCTTATTATGATGATTTTGATAAGGATAATAATTTCTACAAAGTTCTGTTTAGGCCAGGATATCCTGTACAGGCTAGAGAATTAACTGGGTTACAATCTATATTACAAAATCAAGTTGAATCTTTTGGAAAACACATGTTTAAAGAAGGTTCAATGGTTATACCAGGTGGTATTGAATATGATCCAACTTATTTTTCTGCAAAAGTAAATCCTAATCATTTAGGTATAGATGTATCAATATATTTAAACAATATTATATCAAACAATGAAGGAAAAGGAACCAGAGTAAGAGGTCAAAATTCAGGAATAGTCGCAACAATTAAGAATTTCATACTACCACCAGAAGAGGGAGTTGATGATATAACAATTTTTATTAAATATAACCAATCTGGAACGGATGGTGAGAGCACTGCTTTTCCAGACGGGGAAATTTTAATACTTGAAGAAAATGTCACTTATGGTAATACAACACTAACTGCAGAAGAAACTGTTTTAACTTTAGTTACTGAAGATGCAACAGCAACAGGATCAGCATTTGGAATTAATAAAGGAGTATATTTTATTAGAGGTTTGTTTATTGATGTTCCTACTTCATCAATAATTTTGGATCCGTATTCAAATAAACCATCATACAGGGTTGGATTAGAGATAATTGAAGATGTAGTAAATGCAAATGATGATTCTTCTCTTTATGATAATGCTAAAGGTTTTACTAATTTTGCTGCACCAGGTGCTGATAGATTTAAAGTTACAGTAAAATTAGCTAAAAAAGCTCTTCAAGATTATGATGATACTAATTTTGTTGAATTATTCAGAACAAACGAGGGTGTTACTAAAAAATTACAAGATGAAACAGTATATTCTGAAATTAAAAAATATTTTGCAAAAAGAACATTTGATGAATCTGGTAATTATGCTGTCACTCCTTTTACTGTTAATACTCAAAACTCATTAAATGATGAGGTTAATTCAGGTGGTCTATACACTGAAAATCAAGTAACAGATAAAGGAAACACACCTTCTGATGATTTAATGTGTGTAAAACTTTCTGCAGGTAAAGCGTACGTCAAAGGATTTGATGTTTATAAACCAAATACAACTGTTCTTGATATAGAAAAACCAAGAGACATCAAAACTGTGGATATGGCATCAATTCCATTTGATATGGGTAGTTTGCTTAAAGTTAATAATGTACAAGGAACTCCATTTATTAATATTGGTGGATCAAAAATTGAAGCTGGAAATAATAACAATGTTATAGATCTGCATAATGGACGCAAAGGTTCATCAAATGCTGCTGGTGGATTAAAGATAGGAGTAGCAAGAGTTTATTCATTCAGTTTAACAGATGCCTCGTATTCAGCAGATGAAACAAGTTGGGATCTATATCTTTTTGATATACAAACATATACAACATTAAGAGTTACAGCTCTTACAAATCCTGGAGGAAAAATAAAAGGAACTAGAGTAAGAGGTCTTGCAAGTGGAGCGATTGGTTATCTTGCAGAAAATGCAAATACTTCTGGTACAAATGAATTAAATTTATCACAAACAACAGGTGCATTTATAGAGGGTGAGCAAATAATTTTTAATGAGAAAGAAACAACTGAAAAAGTATCTATCAAAAATGGAACGCTTGCACAACCAGGAGTTATTTCATATAATATTGGAGATATAAAATCAGTTTTTCAATCTAAAGATAAAGTAGAAGCTACATTAGCATCTGATTTTAGTGCTGATGCAGTTCTTTTTGATCACGTATTACCTGGATTTTCAGTGTCAGATGAATTGAACATTACAGGTTCAAGTACTGCAAGTGTAAATGGTCGTAATTTTGCAAATACTGGTATAAAAACTGATACAATCATTGCTTATAATAATGATGCAGGAGAGGTTCCCCACTTTAACAAAATATCAAATATAAACTCAACTGGCACCACATTGACTCTAGCTTCAACCGAAGATGTATCAGGTGTATGTGAGGGATCTGTTTCTGGAGCTCAGCAATCTACCTTTAGAATTAAAGTAGCACAAGTATCAAACTATGGAAAATCATCTATTTTTACAAAATTACCTAAAAAATACATTTCAAATGTTGATACATCTAATTCTAATTTAATAATTAATAAACAAATACTTAATCAAAGTATAAGTGGCAATTCAATATCATTTTCATCGCAAGTTGGTTTGGCAGCGACTGTTGGTGTAACAAGTGTATTCTTTGAACCATTTGATGCTGAAAGATATTCAATCCATTATACTGATGGTACTGTAGAACCATTAACTTCAGATCAAGTTAATATTACAAACAGTGGAAATGATATAAGTTTTAATGGATTGTCAAAAGCAAGTGGTAATGCGACTGTAAATGTAACATTAAAAAAATTCGGTGCCACAAGTAAAACAAAAGATTACGTAAGAAGTCAATCTGTAGAAATAACTCGCACGTCTGGAGTGTCAAATCTCGAAAGTGGATTAACCACGAGTGATGCTTATGGAGTTAGAGTTGAAGATAAAGAAATATCTCTAAATGTGCCAGATGTTGTTAAAGTGATCGCTGTTCTTGAATCAAAAACAACGTCTACCCCTGTTTTAGATAAACTTAAATTTGTATCTGGATTGGCATTAAATACAAATGTTGTTATTGGTGAAAAGGTTGTTGGAAAAGATAGTCGTGCTATTGGTCAAGTTGTAAGCGTTCCAAATGCAACTGAAATTAATTTTGTATACCTAAATGCAAATACATTTACCATAGGAGAGGATATAATTTTCAAAGAATCTGGTATTGAAACTGTGTTGATGGATACTGAGAGTGGAAATTTTGTGAATAGAACAAATAATTATAATTTAGAAAAAGGACATAAAAATCAATATTGTGATTATTCTAAGATAGTTAGAAAAGCAAAAGTAGGAATTCCATCGAAAAAACTTCTAATTATTTTTGACAAATATCAAGTTGCAACTGGTAATGTTGGTGATTTATTTACTGTAAACTCATATACAAAAGAGAGATATTCAAAGGATATTCCGAGTATAAATGGATGTAGACTTTCAGACGTTCTTGATTTTAGACCAAGAGTATCTACTTTTGATCCTGACACAATAAGTGGATCTCCATTCGCATTTGATAATAGATCATTTGAGTCTACTTTGCCATTTGTAATAGCCCCAAATGAAAGTTCGTTATTTGGATATAGTTACTATTTACCTAGAATTGATAAATTGATTATCAATAGATTTGAGGAAGTTCAACTCATAAAAGGTGAATCAGATGATATACCTGTTCCTCCTACTGAACTAGGAGACTCAATGGAAATTGCAGAAATTGGATTACCAGCTTATCTTTTTGATACAGTTAATCATCCAATTATTACTCTTAAAGATAATAAGAGATATACTATGAGAGACATTGGTGCATTAGAAAGAAGAATAGAAACATTAGAAACAGTGACCTCATTGAATGCACTTGAATTATCCACACAAAGCATGCAAGTTAAAGATGCGGATGGATTGGATAGATTTAAGTCTGGTTTCTTTGTAAATAACTTTAAAGACAGGAGATTTATTAATTTCCATCCAGAAAAAGGATCAATATGTGATGTTGATGTAATAAAACAAGAATTAGTATGTGCAGTTGATAACTGGAATATAAATCCTGAGTTAGCATTAAATCCAGCTATTGATGTAACTAAATGCGATCCAAACTCAAATTTACAATTGTTAGATACAAATTGTAGAAAAACTGGTGATATGATTACTTTAGATTATGAAGAAGTAGATTGGATAGAAAATCCACATGCTACAGGAATTGAAAATGTTAATCCATTTAACGTCATAGTTTTCATGGGTGCAGTTGTATTAGACCCTCCATCTGACAACTGGACAAGGACAATTTATGTTGAAAACGTCAGACAAGAATCCACTGGAGCTAAATGGGCAGCAGTTGCTAATACAGTTTCATTAGGAACTAAATCAGAAGCAACTGGAGTTACAGAAGATACTGGTAAAGATATTGATGATCCAGATTCTGACTGGTATAGAGATAGAATAAAAATAATAAACGCACAATATCTAGAGACAGAAACATTCTTAACCACATATACTAATCAATTACAAGGTCCAAGTAAAGAATATGATTATGTTGAAAGTATAAAAGTAACAAGTGAAGTTGATCCTTATATGCGTTCTCGAAATGTATTTTTTAGTGCAAATGGATTAAAACCTCAAACAAAACATTATCATTATCTTGATAATGCTATTCCTGATATTGTACCTAAATTAGTCGAAATAAAAATGCAGAAAGGCACATTCAATGTGCTTGAAGATGTTAAAATTACAAAATCCTTCAACAAATCCGCTAAACCACTTACAATTGGATTTGCCAGAATACAAAAACCTAACCATAAATTTGGTGATACTTCAAGACCTGAAATTGGTGCTGGTTTAGGATCCCCTTCCGTTTCAGTCGAAACATACACTGTAGATCCATTCGATAGCACTAGACCTGCTCCATCAGATACATATTCTGCAACATCCAAATTATTAAATATTGATTGTATAGCATTAGCAAACATTGAAAAATATTATGGTTTCATAACAAAAGGTGCAAAAATAATTGGACAAGAGAGTGGAGCAGTTGCAAAAGTTACTAGTGTAGATTTAGTCAGTGATAATTGGGGAGATTTACTAGGTGCATTTTTCTTTAGAGATCCAAATACAACACCAGCACCTCCAGTTCTCTTTGAGACAGGATCAAAAACATTTAGAGTTACAGCTGCACCAGAGGGCACTGTGCCAGTTCCTGGCAGCACTGATCATGCTAGTGATGCATCTGGTGTATTCACTGCTACAGGTACCATAGAAACTCAAACTACAAACACTGTACAAGTAAGAAATCCACCACCACCATCTGGAACAAAACCTAGTGAAACAACCACAAAAACAAATCTGACATGGAAGGAAGAAGAAGGTGAGAAATTCCTTGCTCCTCATAGAGACCCACTCGCACAATCATTTACTGTTGACGAGACTGGTGCATTTTTAACTTCGTTTGATGTTTACTTTAAATCAATCGATCCGAAAGCAAAGTTATTTGTTGAATTAAGAGAAGTTGAATTAGGAACTCCTACTCAATATTTGGTACAAGATTATGCTCAATTATCAATTAATCCACAAACATATAATGATGGAAAACCGATTGAAACTTCCAATGACGCTTCAGTAGCAACAACTATTAAATTCCAGTCACCAATTTACTTAGAATCTGGTAAAGAATATGCTATTGTATTCTTATCTCCAGCATCAGACAAATATGAATTATTTGTTTCTACAATGGGTGAGAAAACAATAAAAACATCAAATTTACCAGATGCGGAAAATGTTGTTGTTTCTAAGCAGTACATTGGTGGTAGTTTATTTAAATCTCAAAACGGAACTATATGGACAGCGAGTCAGTTCCAAGATTTAACATTTAAATTAAGAAAAGCAAAATTCATCACAGGAGTTACAGGAACAACTACATTCTATAATACACCAATCGAACCTGGTAATGAAAATACTCAAAAAATTATAGATAATCCAATACGCTCACTACCTAGAAAATTAATTGTCAAAATTGATGGATCAGGCACTAAAACAAATGCTAAATTCCCAATAGGAAGAAAGGTCAGCACTGGTTTACCTTCTGATGCAGAAGACGTTAGTATAACTGGTATAGTTGAAGGTCAAGGAGCTCCTATTGCAACTCCTGAACTAATTGCAGGTGGGTCTGGATATTCATTTAGTAGTACAACTGCTGTCCCAACAATTTCTTTGACTGGAAATGGAAGTGGTGCTACGTGTAATATAACAGTATCTGGTGAAGTAGTTACAAATGTTGTAATAAATGGAGCAGGTACAGGATATCAAGTTGGTGATGTTTTAACTGTTGATAATACAAGCACAAAAGTAACTAGAGGTGCAGGATTTAAGTTTGTTGTTGCAGCAATCAATAGTCAATTTGATACTTTATATCTAACTGATGTAAATGGTGAAAAATTTAATAATAATGCAGATCTAATAGAATATGGAAGTAATAATAATAGTAGAACAGCTGTAGCTAATGTTAAAGTAAATGGTGACTCAACTGTAAATGGAGATCTTTATACTGGAAATGTATTTGAGGTTGTACAGTATAATCATGCTCATCATGGTGGTACAAATCAAATAAAAATAGAAGACGTAGATCCTGATACAGAAATAGTTGCTACCACATCAGATATAACAGCAGATGGTACAACAGTTTCAGTCTCTGATACTACACCTTTTACAAAATACTCTGGTATAACCACTGATAGAGGATTTGCTCTTTTTGATGGTGAACTTGTAAGGTATATTGTAGGAACTGGACAATTGACATTGACAAGAGGACAATTGAGCACAAAAGCAACATCACATGAATCTGGTACAAGCATTCAAACATATGAAGTGAATGGAATGCCATTAGTTGGTATTAATACAACTCATACTCTTCCTACAAATACGACTTTAAATAATGCATCAAATATTGATAATTATTACTTACAAGTAAATGTTGGCAATTTTGATGCCCAGAGAGTCAGCGGTAATAACCTTTTAAGTTTTACAAATGAAAAAGGATTTGGTGGAGATCAAGTAAAAATATCTCAAAATCATCAATTTAGTGCATTTACACCATATTTTAATGTCATAACACCTGGTACCAAAACGACAGTAAATTCAAGTGTTAGAACTATTAGTGGAACAAGTGCTAATGGAACAGAAATTTCATTCTTGGATCAGGGAATTACATCCGTAGCATTAAATGAAACTACTCATTTCCCAACTCCTAGATTGGTTGCATCAAAAGTAAATGAATCAACTAAGTTAAATACTTTACCTAAAAATAAGTCTCTCACATTGAATATTGATATGTTTACTAAAGATCCAAATTTATCTCCAGAACTTGATGTAAAAAATGCGACATTCAGTTTCCATCGAAATAAAATAAATAATCCAATTGGAATTGATAATTATTCAACTGATCAAAGAACAAATCAATTGGAGGACGATCCTCATGGGTCATCATTAGTCACTCAAGCAGTATTTCTTGAACAACCTGCAACATCACTTAAGGTACTAATTGGTGCAAGTGTTCCACCTGAAGCTGATTTCAGAGTATTTTACAGATTATTCAGTGCTGATTCTAGCGAAGTATCTCAAACTTATAGACCATTTCCTGGATATAAAAATATGAAAGATACAGATGGGGATGGTTTTGGTGATGATATAATTGATTTGAGTCAAAATGATGGTAGAGCAGACGCATATGTAACTCCAAGTTCAACTGGTAAGTTCTCTGAATATCAATTCTCAGTTGATGGTTTAGAACAATTCCATGGATTCGTTATTAAGGTAGTTATGATTTCAACAAATGAATCATATCCCGTCAGATTACAAGACTTTAGAGCAATTGCATTAGCGTAATGAAAACATTTCAACAATTTATGGAGCAAGTAACTCCAAAATATTATGATGAAAAACCTGTTACAATAGATGATGCTATTACAAATAGTGTTAGAGATTTAGGTAAAATTAAATCTAGTAATGAAAAGTTTAGAAAGGGAACTGGATTTAATCTTCCACTTCCTATTGCTAAGAAAAAAACTAAAGTAAAATCAGTATGATACCAGTAGAAGGACATAAAAATCTATTTCGTGATGAAAGAACTGGTGCTATCATAAATTGTGATACTAATTCTTATAAAAATTATATGTCTGATAAAATTAGAAATTCTGATAGAAAAACAGAGATGGAAAATATGAAAAAAGAAATTGAAGAACTTAAATTCATGCTGAAAGAACTATCATTAAAGATAACGTCATAGATAAATATAAATACTTTTTAGATCTGAATTGCTAACTAATAGATGGCAGATATCAAAGTCAGAGTAGGGCAACAAAATGCCACAAAAGTGATTTCATCACTGGCAGGCTCCTCAACTCTATCATTATCAGAATTAAGCGACGTAAATGCCTCCACTTTATCTAATGGAATGGTACTTGTATATAATGGTGTAACGAAAAAATTTGATGCGACATTAGAATTAACGCCAGGTGCAGCACAGAATTTAGACATCAACGGAGGAAATTTCTGAAATGGCTAGTATAATTAGAATCAAACGATCATCGGGTACAGCCAAACCTGGTAGTTTGAATTGGGGTGAAATGGCATACGTAACTGGTATTGGCAGTTACGGTGGAACCAATCAATATAAAGACAGAGTATTTTTAGGAGATGACGGAACAAACGTCAATCCAATCGCTGGTCACTACTATACATCTATGATGGAGCATACACCTGGTGCTCTAGCAGGTGTCACAAATACAAGAAATAGTGATGGTGGTATTGTAGCAATACTTGATAATAGTAAGAAAATAGATGTATGGAATGTAGATAATATTACTTTAGATGCAAATACAATATCATCATCTGATACAGATGGTGATTTAATATTAAATCCGAATGGATCTGGTGAAGTAATGATACCTGACGATACCTTCTTGGGTTTCGGTGGAGGAGCAAATGGAACAGCAGCATCAGATTCTAAAATAGAATATGACGAAAATGGCACAGATCAACTAACATTCACTGGTGCTGATGTAAGATTTAATATCGATACACAATCAACAAGTAAAGACACTGGTGCTGTAATTGTTGAGGGTGGAGTAGGTATCGAAAAAAATCTTACTATTGGTGGTAATTTAATATCAGGTGGAGCAGCGTCAGTTTTAGGTAAGATAAGAATTGCTGATAATGTAATTTCATCATTAGGTAATTCTGAGAATAAAATATTCATTGATCCATATCCAGATGGATTGAGTAATGAAGGTGATGTTATCATCAAAGGTAACTTACAAGTTGATGGTACAACAACTACAGTTAACTCAACACAAACAACTGTTAATGACCCAATCATGATGGTTGGTGATACTACTAGCACAAGAACTGTAATGGTAACAGTTCAGACTGGTGTTTCTACGGTCATAATTGATCAAGTAACAGGTATCGCAGTCAATGACACTCTATTACATTCAAGTTTCTCTGCAAGTGGTATTACAACTGTTACAGCGATAAACAGTGGTGCAAAAATGCTTACGTTCCAAGGAACAACTGTTGCTGGAATAAGCACTCAGACCACATTCACAGTGGTTCATGCGACAGACACTAATACTGACCGTGGACTTGGATTTACATATAACACTGGTATTGGAACTGCTAATTCAACTGATGGTTTCTTTGGATTAGATGATAGTTCAATCGCATCTAGCACTGCTGGTACAGGAAATCATGGCACTCACGGTGATAATAGTCGTAGATGGACATATGTGCCTGATGCAACTATATCAAATAGTGTAGTCACTGGTACGAAAGGATTCTTAGATATTAAAGGTATCTACTATCAGTCAGGAAACTTTGCTTCAGGTGGTGTTGTATGGTTTGATGATACTGGTTTACAGAGATCAACAAATAATCCACAAACTCCAGTTATTACATCTAAGCAGGTATTAACTGCTATTACAAAAATTACACTGAGTTCTTTAAGTGCTAATATTACAGTAGCAGTAGGTGACATCATAAAGCAAGATGGATCAGGTGCCTTTGGTGTAGTTGAATCTGCAGTAAGTGGTGGCGATGCTGTTAATTTAATTGGTGTTGAAGGTACATTTAATACATCTGGTAATTTAAGAAAGGAAGGTGCTAGTGGTGCAATAGCAAACTTAGCATCTGTACCTGCTGCAGCAACAAACGTTTATGTAAATAAACCACATTGGACTTCAACCCTTGATGGAGGAACCTTCTGATATGCAGCAAAACAGTGAAGTAGATGTTAATGTATTAGTGAGCATATATCATACTAAATTAGCAGCAGCGTTAAACCAAAATGTTCTTTTGGAAGCAAAACTCCAAACTCTAAAAAATGATTTTGAAAAAGAAAAAAATGAACTTTTAGAGCAATTAGCAAATTCAAAGAGTGAATAATGGCAAAACCATCAACCAGACAAGGATTAATCGATTATTGTTTTCGTAAATTGGGTTCCCCAGTTTTAGAGATCAATGTCGATGATGATCAGGTAGATGATTTAGTTGATGATACCATTCAGTATTATAATGAACGTCATTATAATGGTATTGAAAGAATGTATCTTAAGTACAAGATAACACAGGAAGATATTGATAGGGGAACAGCAAAAGGAACAGATGGTGTTGGAATAGTAACTACAACTGGAACATCATCAAATATAAGTGGTCATGGAGTAGTAACAAGTAATTTTTACGAGACTTCTAATTTTATATCAGTTCCAGATCATGTTATAGGTGTAAATAAAATATTTAAATTTGATACAAGTTCAATATCAGGTGGAATGTTTAGTATAAAATATCAGTTATTTCTAAATGATCTATATTATTTTAACTCAGTAAACTTATTGCAGTTTGCAATGACAAAAACTTATCTAGAGGATATAGATTTCCTACTTACAACAGATAAGCAAATAAGATTTAATCAAAGACAAGATAGATTATATTTAGATATTGACTGGGGATCTCAATCTAAGGATACATTTATAGTTATTGATTGTTTTCGTGCTCTTGATCCCGATACTTTCACACAAGTTTACAATGATCCTTTTGTAAAACTTTACTTGACAGCTTTGATAAAAAGACAATGGGGACAAAATCTAATTAAATTTAGAGGAGTTAAATTACCTGGTGGTATTGAGATGAACGGAAGAGAAATTTACGATGATGCTGTTAGAGATCTTGATGCCCTAAAACAAAGAATGGCAACAGAGTATGAAACTCCACCTCTTGATTTTATTGGGTGATGACTAATGGCATTAAATCCATATTTTTTACAAGGTTCACAAGCAGAACAAAGATTAGTTCAAAATCTTGTTAATGAACAATTAAAAATTTTTGGTGTAGAAGTAACATATATTCCAAGAAAATTTGTAAATACACAATCTATCATAGAGGAAGTAACTACATCAAAATTTGATGATAACTTCCAGATAGAAGCATACGTTAATACATATGAGGGATATGCAGGAGCAGGAGATGTATTAACAAAATTTGGTATGAGTTTAAGAGATGAGGTAACTTTAACCATATCAAAAGAGAGATTTGAAGATTTTATATCACCCTTTATGAGTGCTGATGAAGATATTGAACTATCATCCAGACCTCGTGAGGGTGATTTAGTATTCTTTCCTTTAGGACAAAGGTTATTTGAGGTTAAGTTTGTAGAACATGAAGATCCTTTCTACCAGTTGGGTAAGAATTACGTTTACCAACTTAAGTGTGAACTCTTTGAGTATGAGGATGAGGTCATTGATACTTCTATTGATGTTATTGACACTCAAGTTGAGGATGATGGATATATTGCTAATCTTCAACTAATTGGTATTGGTAGAACTGCAACAGCAGTTGCTTCAATCGATACAGGATACATACGTGAAATATTCTTAAACAATGATGGTTCTGGATTTACAGGAACTCCAGTTGTTTCAATTAGCACTTCCCCTAGTGGTCAGGCAGGAGATAATGCTTCTGCAGTTGCATTTACAACAACCAGAGCTAATATAACATCTGTTGAAAAAATATTATTAACAAATGCAGGTGCTAATTACACATCTCCACCTTCAATTACCATATCGGGAGGAGGTGGAACTGGTGCTGCAGCAACTTGTTCAATTGAAACATCTTCAAGAGGTGTAATTAGATTTACTATGACAGATAATGGTATTGGATTTGGTACAGTACCAACTGTGACAGTCTCTGTGCCACCTGCTGGTATTGCTAGTGATCGTGCTGTTGGAATCGCTTCCATAGGTGTTGATCCTAGTAGTGGATTTAATCGTGTTAATTCAATATTTGTATCTAATGCTGGCATTGCTTATACATCTGCACCTACAGTTACAATATCCGATCCAGAGACTATAAGTGGAATCGGAACTTATATCTTCAATGAGGTTGTTCAAGGTATGCGTTCAGGAACACAAGCAAGAGTTAAGAGTTGGGATTTTGATACTGGGGTTCTTAAGGTTGGTAACATTGGAATTGGAACAACCACAAAAGGATTCTCACCTGGCGAAGACATTAAGGGACTTACTTCTGGTGCGTTATTCAGTGTTTCTACATTTGATGACGATAATAGTACCGATAAATACAATGAAGGAGACATATTTGAGTCAGAAGCAGACTTACTTATAGACTTTTCTGAATCAAATCCATTCGGGAGTTTTTAATGACTATTCCAGCACCAGATAAAATACCATATGATCCTTGGTTTGATTACAAAATACCATCAGCAATATATGCTACTTTACAATGTTGGATAGCAACTGAAAACACATCAGAATGGACAACAAAAGTTGACAATAATATACATTCCAAAATGTATGATTTAGCAACGAAAAATGGTTTACTTCAGGGTGGATCAGAATCAATAGTATAGGAAAATGTTAGGGAATTATTTTTATCACGAAATTGTAAGAAAAACCGTCATCGCATTTGGCACATTGTTTAATGATATACATGTGCGTCATGATGATGGTGCTGGCAATGTGATATCAGATGTTAAAGTTCCAATAGCTTATGGTCCTAGACAAAAATTCCTAGCAAGAATTACCCAACAGGCAGAGTTGAACAAAGCAACTCAAATAACATTACCGAGAATGTCTTTTGAGATTACAAATATTTCTTATGACTCAACAAGAAAAGCAGGTATTACACAAACATTTAAGGCACAAGACGTTAATAATAATCAAATGAAAAAGGTATTCATGCCTGTTCCTTACAATTTAGGGTTTGATCTAAATATTTTAGTGAAATTGCAAGATGATGGATTGCAAATCTTAGAGCAAATATTACCTTTCTTTCAACCAGGTTTTAACATATCGATTGATTTAGTAAAATCTATTGGTGAAAAAAGAGATATACCTATGGTTTTGCAGAATATTGCACAGCAAGATGATTACGAAGGAGATTTTGTTACAAGAAGAGCATTAATTTATACATTATCTTTTACAGCAAAAACATTCTTCTTTAATCATATCGCAGATACTCCAGAGGGGCTTATTAAAAAAGTTCAGTTGGACTACTATACAGATACGAATACAAGAACTGCATCTAGAGTTCAAAGATATACTGTGTTACCTAAAGCAAAGAAAGACTATAACGAAGATAATGTTATAGATACACAAGATGATGCTTTAATTGAACCAGGTGATGATTTTGGATTTACAGAAACAAGTTCATTCTTTGGTGATTCTAAAGAATTTAGTCCAACTAGGAAGGTAGACATCTAATGAAATCTTACACACAATTTATAAAAGAAAATTATCATATACAAGAAAAGTTAGATGCAACTGTATATGGTCAGGTTAGATATGGTGCTCCTCCTGTTGAACCAAAATCTAAATCTCAAATATCAAATATGGTTAGTAAAGGAATTGATGATTATAAATCAGGAAAACCTGTCCAACCACCAGGAAAATCAACAGCAAAAAAACGTAAGTTCTCATTTAGTGGATATGCAAATTTATCATATGAGAAAAAATCAGGTGGTGGAAAAACACCACCACCAACTAAAGTAAGACCAGATAAAACAACTGATCCAAAAGGAACCAAAGTTAAACCAGATAAACCAAAAAATACAAATAAATCAGGTGGAACAAAAACTATTAAAACTACTAAAACAATTAAAACAGTTAAAGCAGTAAAAGGTAATGGTGGAAGACCTAATAAAACATCGACACCACCACCAAGCACCTCATCATCAAACACTAATGTATTAACAAAAGGATCTAATACCTCATCACCATCACCAAGCACAAGCGTATTACAAAAAGGTAAAACTAAACCCTCTATACCTGTAAGACCTGTAAGGGAAGTGTGATGAAAAAAGGTTATGACTCACTAAATGATGCTTTTAACACTGATGGAAGTGTTGAGGTAGATGCAATTGTGAAAGCAGATGAAGCACCTAAAGTTGATGAAGTTAAAAAAGATTATGATTATACAAGAGGAAATTTATATTCACTTATAGAGAAAGGACAAGAAGCAATAAACGGTATTATGGAAGTTGCAGGAGAAACTGCAAGTCCAAGAGCATATGAAGTTGCTGGTCAACTTATAAAATCTGTTGCGGATACCACAGATAAATTAGCAGATTTACATAAAAAAGTTAAAGAAATTGAAGAGGATAATCCAAAAAAACAAAACACAGTTACGAATAACGCATTATTCGTAGGTTCTACAAGTGAACTTTCAAAAATGTTAAAAGACGGATTACTAAATAATAATAGCTCTGAATAGACTACATAATGGGAAAGACTTCCTGTAAAAAAGGACAATACTATTGTAACACTGACCAAAAGTGTAAACCCATTCCTGACGGATATAAAGTTCGTGAGGACGGAATTTTAGTATCTGAAGGTTCACTTCATAAATGGTTCAAGGGTTCTAAATCTAAAGATGGTAAAGGTGGATGGGTCAATGTGGTTACAGGTGGAACTTGTGCGAGCGATGAACCAGGTGAGGGAACACCTAAATGCGTTTCTTCTGCAAAGAGAGCGAGTATGAGTAAGAAAGAAAGATTATCAGCAGCAAGAAGAAAGAAAAAGGCAGATCCAAATCAGCAATCTAAAAGAGGTGCTGCAAAACC